GTCTATTCTAGATTTGTTGAACCTACAGGGTTAAGTCCTATGAACTATAGTTCTATCAATGATATTGTATTGTTGACCAAAGCAGTATATGAGTTCGATATAGTCAAAGATGCCGCAAAAGTTAAATCAGTTACAGCTTACACTACAAAGGGAAAGAAACAACTAAAGATTACTAGCAATTCTACTAGCACATTCTCTGGACGTGAGGGTATTGTCACCATCAAAACTGGCTTTACTAAGGCAGCGGGATTCTGCATCACTTTGTTAGTCACATCAAACAACCAACTTTATAACATAACTGTGCTTGGTGCTAAAACTAAAAAAGAACGACAAATTATCGTTGAAAAATTCTTAAACACAATTTATAGTGCATAATATATGTATTTTATGCGCTATGACTAAATACATTTACTATGCTCCACTTCATCAAAGACCTCACTAATAAACTACTTGATTTCATTAAGGACGATCCCGTTCGGCCTGAAATACCAACTGACTTTAGAGTCAGCAACGGCAGAATGGTTGCCGCACTAACCGACGATAATGCAGACAATCCAGAAGCGATGGTTTGTGTTAGTTTCCATGATTTTGTACCACAAGACACTACAGATTTGCAGACTACTGCAACAGTCCCGACCACTGCAGTATTCTACACAATATGGAGTTATAAAGCAGGTAAAGGTCAAGAGTTATTAATTGAAGCAGTAAAAGGCATTCAACGTGAATATCCTAGTGTTACTAGATTTGTTACATTAAGTCCTAAAACTGAAATGGCTAGAAGATTTCACTTACGTAATGGGGCTATTGTTTTCCGTGAGAATCTAGATACAGTTAACTATGAATATTCAAACCGATTTAAAGTAACAGAAGATACTAACTAATCTGTGTATATTAGATTCTTTTACAAAAACAATCAGCAAAGCTATAAACACGAAGTTATTATAACCTCGTTTGCTACTGCAATATCAAAGATAATAGAATTACCTGAATCATTAGAAGTTTGTTTATATCCATTAGAACATAATGTATATGGTGGAATAGATAAGTTTAAAGATAATAGATTGGGTATTAACTATAATATTAGTTATGAATCATTACCTAAAGTATTAACCCATGAGTTAATACATATTAATCAGAAACATACTGGTAAATTGAGAATAGCACAAAATGGTATGTGTTATTGGCATGGTATTCCCTATACTAAGAAACTTCCGGAAGAAATGAGTTATGAGGAATATCAGAATCTACCATGGGAATTAGATGTTGTAAATAGACAACAAAAAATCTTCAAAGAAGCATTGGAATTAGTTGGCCACCACTAACTTGACAATAATTCGTAATGGTGCTACAATACATACATGAACTCAAAAAGCACCCGCAAACGTAGGACCGATCGTAACCAAGTGATTTACTACATCCAAGATGTTGTAACATTTGAGTATTATATCGGCTTAACTGCATTGTCATATAAAGGCAATGTGTTTTTGACACTACGCCGTCGTATGCAAAAACATATGCAACGTGCCTTGACTGAGAACAAAAACTGGGGTTTGTCACGTGCCCTATGTGAACGTGGTGCCGAGAGTTTTATATTTGGAGTCATCGAGGTTGTGCGTGGTAAGAAGCCAGCACATAGCCGTGAGACAGAATTAATTAACACAATGCAACCTGCATTAAACACTTTTGGAGTAAAATAATGAACATAGCACAATATTCTTTTGAATTACAAGATTATAAAAACATAACCTTGTCAGTATCTAACCGCAATATTATTAGAGATGCATTAGAAATGTACCGCAATGAAATGACTAAGAAATTATATTCAGACGTGGAGTCAAATTTTACCACTGAATATTATGATATTGAACTGTTAGAGATTGATGAAGTTATAGAAATTTTAGGCATTGAAGAATGAAATTAAACGATACCCTGCAATGGATAGGTGCAGTATTCATTATTGCTGGGCATGTATGTAATTCAATTGGACCTAGTGTTTATCCCTACAACATTGTAGCATTTACATTAGGTACAATTATGTTTATGATATGGACTATACGTGTAAAGAATCGTCCACAATTAGTAGTAAATATTGTGGCTATTGTCACTTGTTTATTAGGTTTATTTAACGCATGGAGATAATTAGATTATGACAGAAGAAAAGAAACCTCTTAAGATTGAATTTGCACCCGGGTGCTTTGATAACTTTGATGGAACACAGGAAGAACTAGACGACCTTGTTTCTGAACTTACTAGACTAGTTGAGTCCGGTGAACTCATGGATGAAGCATTAGAAATTGATTTGGATGAGTTGGGAGATGAGGATTTGGAAACTTTAGCCCAAGCTTTGGAAGAAGATGAAAATCCTAATATGCCCAAAAGATTGTTAAACTAGTTGACAATATATTAGTTTATGTGTATAATAATTTAAATGAAAGAAGAAAATGATAATTAAAAGTGTGTATGTTCCTGAAAGTATAATTTGTACGGTGGCACTACTTGTTATCTTAGCTTTACATAAATTGTGATTAATATAGATTCCAATAACCGTGAGAAAATTATCCATGATATGTGTCTAACATATAGACATGATTATGGATTAGACAGGGATCCGAATGACCCACCTTGGTGTGCTGGAATGACGCCCCAAGAACGCACAGGGTTATATAGAACTATGGCTCAAATTTATGACAACAACATTGCTCCTTTAGTAGAGGTTGCAAAAAAATCAAGGAAGAAAAATGACAGAACCAGTAAAAGAAGATAATAGAGTCGAAATCGAATTGAATTTAGATGAACATGACATCTATCAGTTAGCTATGGAAGCACACAAGCGTGACATTACGCTAAATAAAATGGTAGAACTTGTATTACAAGAAGCAATTGACTTACACAAAGTCAACGGAACACTTGAGTAATACGTTATACATATATAGGAGAATACTATGAAAAAAATTATAGTAGCAATATCACTATTAGTATTAGCAGGTTCAGCAGTAGCACAACATCATGGATTCCGTCATCACGGTCACCATGGTGGCTATCATCGTGGACCGGGCATGGGTTGGTGGGTAGCACCTATAGTAATTGGTGCCATAAGTTATGAATTAGGACGTCAACAACCAATAGTTGTCCAACAACCTGTTGTCATTCAACAATCACCTCAGCCATTAATTTGTACTGAGTGGAAAGAGATTCAAACAGCAGATGGTCGTTTATACAGAGAACGAACCTGTAGTCAATGACCAATATATTATCTGGTACAGTTAATTGGATCAAAGAGGATTGGAAAAGTAATCCAATTAGATTTGTAATAGAAACCTTAGCTTGGTCCATGAGCATAGGTGCAGCAATTTGGTTTGCAAGTTCTGTACCTGCTGTTCCTTTTATATGGTATCTTACACTAACTATTGCTAGTTGTGGTATGTATGCTTGGGCGGCTTGGTCACGTAACAGTTTTGGTATGTTGGCAAATTATTTGTTACTTACAACCATAGACAGTGTTGCCCTATTCAGACTACTATAGGATTAATACATAGTAGAATAAATACTATATGCGTATTAATGAAGTGCTTGACAAACAAGATTTAAAATTATTAAAAGCCGAGTGGAAAATGCTTCAACAAAGCGATCCACAAGGTAACAAATATATGGATGCCAGGGGACCTGCAAAGTATAACCCTAGTCGTTTAGCATCTGTTTCTGGAATGAACAATCCACAAAACTATCCAACTACTACAAACAGTAAGCCTGAAGTTAAAGCAATGGTTGCCGATAAAGCTAATAGTAGTTTAAAATTGTTATTCTATATTATGGCCTGGGGCGGTATGGTCAATCGTGCTAACAACCCCAAACTACTGTACAAGAAATTAAAGAACGACAAAGAAGCAAGACGACAAGTCAACAATGCATTAAACGAAATACGTTTTGGTGATCTAACAAATGCACAAGCATTTGACCTGATTCAAAGATTGCGTAAACTACAATTACTTCCTGGGTTAGGTGTAAGTTTCTTTACAAAGGTATTATACTTTTTACGTCCGGGTAAGGGAGCTTTTATACTAGACCAATTTACTGCTAAAGGTATGAACTACTTACATAGCAAAGATTCAGCCAACTATCCACAAATTGATATGGATAATGATTTCCCTGCAAATACATTAACAGGTGCAGACTATGATGCATATAATAAAGGCATCAAGCAACTACAAAGTGATGTACAAAAGGGGATAGGCAATCTAAGTGATGAGGATGCAGAGTTCTTATTGTTCAATCCATATGGTGGGCAGTTTAGACCTGTAACAGATAAGTACCATGCTAGCCGCACTGACTTGAAGAAGAAGGATCCTAATCGCTTTAAGTATATTCAACGTGCAAACAAAGTAAAACAGGATAAGGAACAACAGGCTCAACAACAGCAACAACAAAGTCAAATGTCACAAAGTAGTGGTCATGCACAAGAATTGTGGAACAAACATATGACAGCAAATAGTGCAGTAGCCGCAAAATATCGTAGCTTAAGTCCAGAAACAAAACAAGACTTCCAAACAGAATTCATTGATGATGTAGCAGAGGCTCTACGTAATGGTACTGATGCAAATTCAGCAATACAAAAACTACTACAGAACTACCAAGGTATTTCCGAAAGTTGACATAAATATGTTTCTATGCTATAATACGCATTATGAAACGAAGAACTATATCATTCACTATTGAACAGCCCAAACATCGGGCCCACAAAGTGTTGTTTTGTAGCAACACTCCGTTCAAACCTAAGGTTGTACAATCCAAAGTACAATACCGTCGTAAAGACAAACATCCAAACCGAGAGGTACTTGTATGAAAGACGTTACCAAAAAAGAACT